CCTTTGCCGCCAAACAGAATGGCCGCATGGCATGGGATCACACGCAAAACCAGTGGTTCCTGTTTGACCGGAGCCGCTGGCAGGTGGACCCAAAAGGCATCGCCAACGACCGCGCCCGCGAATTTTTACGCGACCTCCAAGGTACCCCCGGCATATCTGAGGGCGAGCGCAAGGCCATGGGTAAGCTCAACTTCTGCCGCAACGTGCTGGAATTCGCTAAATCAGATCCGCGGATCGCCGTTAACCATGCCGTTTGGGATGCTGATCCGTGGCTGCTAGGCGTGCCGGGCGGTGTGATTGACCTGAAGACCGGCAAACTCCGCGAAGCCAAGCCCGAGGAATTCATCAGCCGCGTGACGCTGGTGGCACCGGCCGGTCCGTCATCGGACCCCGTGACCTGGCGCGGCTTTCTGATTGAGGCGACCGGCAACGACCCCGACACCATCGCCTTCATTCAGCGCTTGTGCGGGTATTTCCTGACCGGCGACATAACCGAGGAAATGCTGGCCTTCCTGTATGGGCCGGGCGGCAACGGCAAGGGCGTGCTGGTGACGACCGTCACCACGATCATGAACACTTATGCTGTCTCCGCGCCCATGGACGCCTTCACCGAAAACAGCCGGATGCCCGCCGAATACTATCGAGCGCAGATGGCTGGCGCGCGGCTGGTCACGGCGTCCGAGACGGAAGCGGGCCGCACCTGGGCCGAGAGCCAAATCAAGGAACTGACCGGCAACGAAAGCCCTGTATCCGCCCGGCAACCCTATGGCCGGCCGTTTACTTACCTACCGCAATTCAAGCTGATGTTTACCGGCAACCACGCGCCGCGCCTGAAAGGCCGCTCCCCGGCCATGGAGCGTCGGTTGCGCATCATCCCATTTGACCGCGTGCCAGCCCAGCCGGATTACACGCTCAAGGACCGGCTGCGGGCAGAATATCCGGCCATCCTGCGCTGGATGATTGAAGGCTGCCTGATGTGGCAGCGGGACCGGCTTGGAACGGCGCCGGCCATTGCCGCCAAGACGGGCGAATATTTTGAATTGCAGGACGCCTTCGGGCGCTGGATTGGCGAGCGCTGCACCCTGGACCCCGCCTTCAGCACCCGGCCTGGCGCGCTCTATGCCGACTTCAAAGCATGGGCGCAGGCCAACGGCGAGCATGGGGTGAACAACCAAGAATTTGCCGAAAACCTCAACAGACACAAGGGTTTATTCCGCCGCACGCTGCATGGCGCGCGGTTCATTGCGGGCATCGCGCTGAAGGAAAAGGGCGGCCATGACGACTTTGCAGCCTGATTTGTTTGAGGCGGATCGGGTGCAGTGGGTGCAGCGCAAACGGGGTGTTTGCAAAACTCTCCCATATGCGGGCGTGCGCGCATGTGCGCACATGGAAAGTTTTGCAAAACCCTATCACCCCCCTGCACCCACTGCACCCAAACAGACCCGCGCCCAAATCTTCGAAGCCTGGCTGGCCGAGTGCCGAGCCTATGACGCGGCCGGTCGGCAAGGCGAAGTGCCACCCCTGCCCGAGCGCTACCTGACCAACGGGCCGAAGCTATGGCGCGACGGCGCGGCCCATACCGGCAAGCGGTGGCGCTGATGGAGATGACCCCGGCGCAAGTGGCGCGCGCCCATGCCGACGATGCGCTGGCCGAAGACTGCCTGCGCCGCGCCAGAGCGGCCCAGGAGGCGCTTCAGCACCCGAACCTGGACCAACCTAGCCGGGAATACCTGGAGGGCCTCAGCGCCCGCTACAAAGCCCTTGCGGGCCGGTTGCGTGGAGACACCCCATGAATGGAGCCCTTGCCATGCCAAAGCCGAAACCCGCGCGCGCGCGGGGTCGCCCTGAGAGGGCTGTGACCGTGGATTTTGGGCCTGCCCAGCGCCTGGCCAATGGCACGGCATGGGTGGCCTATCGGGCGGACCCGGAGAGCCCGGCGCGGCCATCCGTGAAGGCCGCCAGCGCCAAGATTATCTACCATCAGTTGTGGCTGGCCGGACACCTAACAGACGAACACCACGAGGCGGCGGACAGGTATCTGACCCGGCTGGAGGTGGCATCCGGGGCCCAGGTGGACACGCGCGGCAATGGGGCGGCGTCCTATGGCCCAACCATGGCGCAAGTGGCAGCGCTGGCCGATCTGCGGGTGGCAGACGCGGCCATTGGCCCGGCGCCGCTGGTGGCAGGGGTGCGGACTGTCATCGGCTGTAATAAGTGGCCGCCGGATTTGGAGGTGGGGGCTTTCCGGGCCGCGCTGGGGCGCCTGGCTGATGCGTGGGGGATGTGACCATGGAATGGCAACCGATTGAGACCGCGCCGAGGGATGGGCAGGCTATTCTCGCTTGGGATAAAAATTTCACTTACGAGATTGCTTATCGTCAACGCGGCAAATGGCGCTACGGTCCGAAAGGCTATTCGTTTAACCCCACCCACTGGATGCCCCTGCCTGCGCCACCTCAAGTTTCACATGAAACACGCTTGACAAACCCCTGATTTATTTGTAGGGGGTGAATATTCTGGATTTTTGCGCCCGGAGCCGAAAAGGCTACCGGGCTTTTTCATGGGCAAGGCGTTAATGTGACATGGCAAACCACCTTCAAGGGGCGCTCAATTTCCCGCCCTACAAAGTGGCGCGGGTTGCTGATTTGATCCCGTATGCCCGGAACTCTAGGACGCATTCAGACGAACAGGTGGCGCAGATCGCGGCCTCAATCCGGGAATTTGGCTTCACCAATCCCGTGCTGGTGGATGGCGAGCGTGGCATCATTGCTGGCCATGGGCGGGTGCTGGCGGCGCGCAAGCTGGGGCTTGATGAAGTCCCGGTGATTGAATTGGCGCACCTGACCGAGGCGCAGCGCCGGGCGTATGTGATCGCGGACAACAAGCTGGCGCTAAATGCTGGGTGGGATATGGACCTACTCAAGGTGGAATTACAGGAGCTTGACGGCAAGTTTGACCTTGCTCTGACTGGCTTTAGTGCTGGCGAATTGGCGGCGATGTTTGACGTTCCAAACTTTGAGCCGGGCACTGAGGACCAGCAAGGCAAGCTGGACCAGCTCGCGCCGAAGATTGTGCAATGCCCGCACTGCGGCCAAGAATACGACTTGCGAGAGCATGGCCAAGGCTGATCTTCGCATTGATTGGGCGACGCCTGAGGCGGCGCGGTATGCGTGCGAGAATTGGCATTATAGCGGGTGTGTCCCTGTTTTTAAAACCGTTCGAGTTGGCGTTTGGGAAGATGGCGCATTCATAGGGGTTGTCTTGTTCGGCCAAGGTGCAACGCCTGAAATTGGCTCGCCCTATGGATTGCGTCAGCAAGAAATATGTGAACTCACGCGCGTTGCGTTGACTGCTCACAAGTCGTCTGTGTCGCGCATAGTCGCCATTTCTTTACGGTTTTTGCGTAAGCATTGCCCAAATCTTCGCTTGGTCGTGTCGTTCGCTGATGCCGGGCAAGGCCATCACGGCGGCATTTATCAGGCCGGCGGTTGGATTTATGCCAACGGGGCCGAAACACACGCATATCGCGTGAACGGGATTCTGGTTCACCCAAAGACGCTTCATAGCCGATACGGAAAAGGCGGGCAGTCAATTCCTTGGTTGCGCCAAAATGTTGACCCTGCAGCCGAACGGGTTATTGCCGGGTTCAAACACCGCTACCTCATGCCTCTAGACGAAGCGATGCGCGCTCAGATTGCGCCGCTTGCCAAGCCATATCCTAAGCGTGCGAAAGAACAGGCCGGCGGGCACCCCTCGCCGCTGGGTGGTGTAACTCCAACCCGCACGCTCCAGAGTAACAGCCATGCCCCGTGAGTTATTCACCCCGACCGACGAACAGCGCGGCATCGTTAAAGCCTTCGCGGCCTATGGCGTCCAACAAGACGAGATCGCCAAGTATCTTGAGATTGATCCCAAGACGCTGCGAAAGCACTTTCGGCGCGAATTGGACACGGGCAGCATCGAGGCAACGTCCAAGGTGGCGCAGAGCCTATACAAAGCCGCGATGGGCGGGAATGTTGGCGCTGCAATCTTCTGGATGAAAGCGCGCGGCGGTTGGCGTGAAAAGCACGATATTGATGTAACCAGCCAGGGGCAGCGGCTAGGCTATGTCATCATGGCGCCAGCAGAGGCAGAGGACGCCGAAGCATGGGCGAAGCAGCACCAGCCCCAAACATAGTCTGGCGCCCCCAGGCAGGCCCGCAAACGGCGCTGATC